CGAACTTCCGGTACATCACCGGACAAGACTTGGTCAACCATGTGGTCGTTGAGGCCAACCGTTCGCTTGAGGATCTCCTGTTCAGTGTGATCGACGGGCGGAACAACATTTTTGCCAGCGTCGAAGCCAAGATGATCGCAATTCTTGAGCCTCTTCGTCTCGCTGGAGCACTGTATGAGGCGTTCGACCTCTACGGGAAGCGGATCGACTACGGATACACCGTCAAGTGTGACAAATCCCTGAACCCAGTCACCCAGTTGGCTGATGGTCTCGTTAAAGCTAAGGTCGGAATCCGCGTGTCAAGCGTCGGAGACAAGATCGAGGTCGACATCGTCAAGAGCAACTTGACGGCGTCGGTCGTCTAATCGGAGGAATAACAAATGTCTAAGACTTCACAGCGACAGATTCTCGCCGACATCGCGCCGGTGGACAGCAATCATCCCAAGTGGGAGGGCTTCCGCTTCGCTCAAGTTTCGGGTGGAGAGATCACCGCTTCAGTTGAGAAGATCTATGAGGGGGGTGCGAAGTTCCCATCCGTGCTTTGCGCGCCTTTCGAGATTGGTGACATCACGCTGACGGCTCACTTCGACGACGATTACACTGAGAGCGACGGAGCCAGCGGAATTGCCAGAAAGTTGGCTTCGCTCCGCCCTCTCGTTGGTCAGGCGTACTACAACGTCAACATCAAGACGTACGACTGCGACATCGAGGTGCTTGGCACCGACCGGGTGTACACCAGCGCCCTGCTTGTTGGGCTCACCGAGCCAGAAGGTGACTCGTCCTCTGGGGCGCCAGCGACATTCGCGCTGACGTTTGCAATCCAGAGCGTCAACTCCACCACCTGATTTATCCGCGTCTGGCTTCGGCCTAGCACTTTAGAGACCCTTTTCCTTCGCTGGAGAGGGGTCTCTTTATTTTATGAGGAGTTCCGTTCGGGGTAACTCCGATGTGCTAATTTTTCAGCATGACCGAAAGCCTTTACATCGAAGAAAATGAGCCCTCCGCTGAGCCCGCAAAGGCCTCAAAAGCGAAGGCTTCCATCGTTTCCCCTCTCTCCCGTTTGAAGGAAACCATTTCAAAGAAGGTGGAGCGATCAGTGATCCACCTTGAGGTGCCGGACCGCAAGGGGGTTTACCTCATTATCAGCCCCAACGTAGCGCAGAATCAGATGAAGAGCTGGCGGCGCAACGCTGGCGAAGATTCCAAAAAGGGCATGGATCCAACGAAGTTTGCCGCTTACGTCGTTGGCCATACGACCACCGGAATCATTATGGATGGCGAGGAAGTGTTTGATGCGGACGGCAATTCTCTGAACTTTGCATCCAAAGACGTTTTGGAGTCGACGGACACAACGAGGCCTGTACCTGACGCCGTTTTGGCATTTTTCAATCTTGACCCACACGTCGAGCAGGGTGCTCTAGCGATTCTGGAGGCAGCTGGCTACGGTGACACCGTTGAAGCGGTGGACCCTACGAAGGACTGATTGACGATTTAGCCGATGATGGCTACGTAATCAGTGCTGCGCGACTAGCGGAATTGTGGGGAACTAGCCCTATCGACTTGTTATCTGTAGATGATGACGAATGGTTGGTACTTATGGCATGTGCTAAAGTGGTAGAGCGCGATCGTGAAGAATCGGAGCGTAAGCGCAAGCATAATAATCGCTAACCTGAGGGTTGAGACCTATGGCTGATGCAAGTCTAGTAATCAAGATTAGTGCGACTGGTGAACGCAACCTCAAGTCGATCCGTAGAGACCTTGACAGGATTAGCGCCTCCGCTGTAACTACTTCTGCAGCCCTGCAGGCTTTCGCCCGGAGTTACAACGACGCTTGGGACAAACACCTTAAGAACGTCAAAAAGAACTTCACACGGCACTTCGACGACCTCGATCGGATGGTCTCAATGGCCGGTGGCACGCTGCTGAAAGGGCTCGGCTTGGCGCTCAAGGCAACCGCTGCCGAGTTTGTCCTAATGGGCGCATCAATGCTTGGTGTTCACGCACTGTTTGCTACCGGCAACTGGTTGATGAAGGGTTACCGGGGGGCAATGGCCCTGTTGGCTGGAGCGGCAGCGTCGACTGCCGTGGCTCTTGCTTCTGTGGCGGCCGCAATCCGCGAACAGAGCGCCGCAATGTACGCTTACAAGGCGACCGGATACAAGCAGTTTGGAGACAACCTGAATCGCGTCCGTGTAGTTATGCGCGGTCTAGAAACAGATACCCGTTTCGCTTCCGTTGGGGTGGAGAACTTAAACGCAGCGTACGCAGCAGTCTCCCAGAGGTCGACGTTCACGGCAGGTTCTCAGGGCCTACTGAGTGGTCTTATGGACTTTGCTTCAGCAGGTCAGCCATTAGAGCAAGGGGTCAAGGCCGCTGGCCAATTGATCGGCATTCTCCAAGATCCAAAAGCATCGTTTAGCGAGATAACCAAATCCGCTGAAGCGCTTGGTCCAGCCATGCAGAAGGCGATGAAGGAAGCTGAGAAGCAAGGCATCAACACCGCAACTGAACTGAAGAAAGCAATCAACGACGGCACGCTCGTTTCGATGGGTGGCGTTGAAGGCCAGTTCGATGCAGTAAACGGAACTCTCGTGAGCATCATGAAGGGCGGCTTCAACCAAATTCGCTCAATGTTTGCTGATATGGGTCAACCTTTCCTCAAGCCGTTGAAGGAGGCTGCTGACGAGATCCTTGTCATCTTCAAGCGCACGTTCATGCGGCTACGGGGTGACCTTGGCAAGTTCGGCACGGGATCGTTTATCACCTCGCTTGTGAGTATGTCCGAGAAACTCGAAAATGTGTTCGTGAAGTTGATCCGTGATTACTTGCCTCAGGTTATCGGAATGTTCGGCAGGTGGTCCGATAAGTGGGATTCTTTCACAAATGGATGGAACAGGCTTCTCGACGGGATGCGGCCACTTATAGATGGGGCGAAAGTTCTTGAAGGTGTTCTAAAGAACATCTTCGGTCCTGTCTGGACCCAAATTAAAGAAAAGTTTGGCTCTTTCAACGACCAGCTTAAGGAGAACGAACCTCAACTTTTATCATTCGGTACTGCTCTGGGTGACATGCTTGTCTCCTTTAGCAAAGTGACCGACAAGATGCGCGAGCTTTTCTTCACGGCGCTTCCATTCATCACCAAAATGCTTGAAGGCGTCAAGCAGATCACGGATCTCCTCGGCACGATGCTCGGTTCTATGGGGAAAATTTTTGGTGGTAAGGGTGACGGTTTTGGTGCTTTTGGAATGTTGATGGGCCTCGGCCTTATCGGCCGTTCAATGAAAAACACTAAAGGCGGATTTGTTCAGAAATCGATGGTTTCGAGCATGAACGTTCAAGCAAATCAAGTTACCGTCACGGGCGCAACTGCAGGTGGGCAAATGTATCCGGGTGCAGCAACATCTCAGCAAGCGTTTAATACACCCTATGGTCCGGGTCGCACTGTTGGCGGGCTGGGTGGTGGTGCTGGATCTGGATTTTTGTCCGCAAGAAATGGTCCGACATCTAATTATTACCCACCCGGATCTTTAGGTGGACCTATTAGTCACCGCGCTGGAGTGGCTCAGGGTATGTCCTCGGGGCAAGTTGCTGCCTATAACAAAGGTACCCGTGCGGCAGCGGCGGCACAGGCTCCGATGACCTCTTCCGGCATGACGGGTTTGCCAAGCCGATTGCAACAGTTCAGTGGCTCTAGAGGCCCCCGGGCCATGCGCAACAACTCTAAAATGTACGGCAATTTTAGTAAATACAATAACTCTGCAAGTGGAAAAATGGGAACGATGGTTGGTCTCGGCCTGCTCAGTTCCGTAATGCCGGAAGAGACACAAGGCGCAATGTCCTTAGGGGCCAGTCTTGCAGTGATCAATCCTGCCCTCGGTCTTGGCGTTGCAGGCATCGGTACCGCCATGACTTCAAAGAATGCAGCTGTCGGCGTCGGCGGCGGTGTTGTTGGTGGAGCAGCATTGGGGATGATGGTCGCTGGCCCTGTGGGTGCTGCTGTTGGTGGAATTCTTGGTGGAGTACTCGGCGGGATTAAGGCCAACAGCAACAAGCACAATGCTATGAGGGAAGAGGCTCGCGAACAGGGTCGTAGCGCAAGTAAGCAAATTCTTGAAGGGCTGATGACGGGTATAAGCGATGCGTCTAAAAACGACGACATCAAAGCGTTCACATCGGAAAATTTGGGCGAGACGCTCGGTTTGAATCTGCTGGATGATGCGGTGAAGGATTCGTTCGACTTCCAGAAGCAGAATGGTTTGAGATCGCATGAGCAGCGTCAGGCTCTTGTTGAAAAACTTTACGCGCAACGCGACGTTCTCGGATTCGAGATGTCTGAAGAAGAAAAGAAAAAAGCACTTGAGAAGCCAAACGAATTTTTGGAAACGATCAATAAAGAGTTGGCTCCGACGTTTGAAGCGGCAACTGAAATCACCAACAAATTCGAGTCACGAATGGACTTGTTCACGTCTTCTCTTCGCATGACAGAAGAGGAAGTGATGAGGCTTGCTCAGGCCACTGGCGTGAACCTTTACGATGCCGCACAAAATACCGGAGACATGATAAAGCAACTTGCTGACGGGCTGATTACTTCAAAAGAAAAGATGGATCAAGCGATGGCAGATATCGGCGCCAGAGGGATGTCGAAGCTATCTGTAGAGAAGAGGCGCCTTGAAGCCCCACATGTCATGGACGAAGCAGCCCAAAACATCTTGGATATGTCACGATCTGGAAACTTCGATACCGCTAATGCGGTTGGGCTGACGGAGGACATCTATGGAGGCCTAATTGACTTTTACGAAGGTGACACTACGAAGGCGATGCTCACTTTTCTGGATCAGTTTGCGGATGGTAAAGCGTTCGAAGAGGGGAACACGCTGTCAGCCATGAAACCTGCAGACATAGCAACTTTTCTGGCGGCTATTCAACCTGCATTGGACGAGATGCAAAGCGGTAGGGATAAAATAGGTTTCGATCTGTTCTCTGGCATTTTTGCTGACTCTGGACTTTCTGTCGTACTCAAAGACCCTGAATACTTTTCTAAACTGACTGACAAGCAACTTATCGCATTTGGCGATAAATTTACAGCTGAAAACATTAAGGACAAGTCAGGCATCGAACTGAAAGATATGTTGGCAGAATTGTTCCCAGATATGCAAGCGAAGTTTGAAGTGGTGGAGGACATCATTGCGGGGGCGGCGCTAGATCTAGAAACAAAGTCCGCTGAGTTCGTGGCAGCATTGACCGGCATGATTACCGCACTGAGCAATGGTTTGAGCAATCTCAATATCCCGGATCCGCCAGCACCGGTTCCCGACACCGGCGTCGATCCCGATACGTCGACTCCTCGTGGGGACACGCTTTCATCGAGATACTCGCGAACAATGTCAGCGCACAGTCAACTAGATTCGATGGCGTCGGGTAAACGATTTGTTACTTCCGGCTGGCGTAACTTCGATCTTGGCAGCCCAAGTTCAGACCACGTCAATGGCCGCGCATATGATTTGACCGGACAGAATCTTGGTGCGTACAAGTCCCTCGTTGACGCCAGCGGAGGGTTTGGGGAGTTCCATGGTTCCGCTGGAAGCCGCCATCTTCACGTTGTTCCTAATACGTCTGGTGGGGCGCCGATGGGCGATTCATCGTCACCTGCGACACTCGGTGGTGGCGGCGGCGGCGGGATGACCAACAATAATAACTACACGATAAATATTAACGGATCTGATCAGTCGCCGGAACAAATTGCTGAGGCTGTAATGCAACGGATAAAGAGCGACGAGATGTCAATGAGTGAGCGTCGCTGATGGCTGTTGGCGACTGGCCAAGTTTCAGCGGGGGCGCAGATATTTCTTTTGTCGACCGCACGCCGCCCGGAACAATCGTCACAGCAGCGGGCGGCCCTGGGGGACGCTCTGGTGTCAAGTATATGGCGACCACCCGATTTGGACTCATCAAGATAAACGCCTTCAAGTATCAGATTGTTACAGCTTACGTCAGAGAGTCGCAGTCATTTAACGGAGCAAAAGAAAAACTTTATGACTGGCTCCCCCTTCGGGGAGGTTGTTACTTGACTGTTGCCCGACCTATCACTGGGATGCATTATTATGGAACAAACTTTGGTACTGCTTCTCGTGATCGGAATTCTTATCATTTTTCAGATGGGTCAAAAAGTAGTGGCGGAGTAAGTTGCGTGAAAGAATCAGACGGGTCGTACTTATACGCCGTTAAAGCTCCGCAAGCAAAATGGATTTCGGGCACTTATTACTACCGTCAGAATGTAGGTGTGTACATGCCCCTTTTTTCTTTTGCTACCAAAGAAGGCTCGGAGGCAAGCGGTTGGGCGTTTACGAACAGGCCGCAGGGGGGCACCCCCAACGCAGTTGCTCCGTTGGGTCCCAATGTCGGCCCCTTGCTGCCGTTTATGCCAGCCCCACAAACAAAACTACCGTCAAGTGGCGGAGGCGGAGGCGGAGGCGGTGGAGGAGGCGGTGGAGGAGGCGGTGGCGGACAGCCATCTGCAAACGTCGCCCCAACCCCAGCAGAAACCAAAGTTGTTGTTCGCGTCCCATACGGATACACCAAACCACCAACCAAAGGAATCGAGAACCGTCCTCGAATCGTCCAAAACTACGTCGAATACATCAAAGACTCTTCCACCAAACTCGGATACAAACAGATCACCGGTCAAGAAACGTTCCACTTCCCGTACGTCCCCAACAACATCTCATATTCCGGTCTAGGTTCAGAGTGGACCAATATTGATAGGCAAGGAAATTATCCCCTTGTCGAATGGTCGAAGTGGCAATTGATGAGGGTCGAGATGGAATTCTTGTTGGCCGAAGACCGTGCTGTCGGTGGGGGAATTTTAGTTCCTGACGGCATTTTTGTTAGCGTTAAGAACCGGATCAATACCCTGCGGAAGATGGCTCAAAGGCAGGCACCAGTTTCTGTTTTCAATCTCGATGATCTTTTCCGGATTCAGGTGCGACGTGCGGCAGCAACCAGAAAGCCGATGCAGTTTGTGATTGCGGACATTAACGTCTCTTCAAGTAGAAGGTCGATGGACTCGAACGAGAAGGAGATTACAGCAGCGACAGTCAAACTGACGTTGCAGGAAATCTTGATCGAGAATGTCACTATCGTAAAAATGTCACCTCCGCAGTTTTCGGAACCAATTTTGGCGAATCGGAGAGGGTCGGATACGACTTCTAGCGATGGTTTCAATGATCCCCTGTTCCATTGGGGCTTCTGATGGCTGCCGAAACAAATTCGGCTCCGCTCAACGAGCGCAGGAAATACATTGTTTTTGATGATCCATCACTACTCGGTGCCGAAACAGACATAACAAATAGTTTAATATCTGCAAAATTTAGTTCAGGAATTGATCTTGCCACACAGCTAACTTTAGAAATAGTTGACCCAAATTTTAGTTTTGCAAGATCAAATTACTTCTCCATAACGAGAGATGTTTACTTTAAAAGCAACTCTCTCGGATCAATCAACGAGTCATTGAAAGTATCAGGACAAATTGCGTTAGAACGACTCAAATATCACCATCTTGAGGTGTCTGCAGTTACCTGCAGTGGAGGACCGGGAACTTCTCCAATTTGGACAATAGAATGCAGAACTAAAGCGATCCAACAGATGAGACGGGATCGCAACCCCGGAGCAATTGAGGGCGCCTCTCAGAACTATGTGATCACGGCTGGCCGAAAGTACGGAATGAACACAGTTGCCGAAACGACGTCGAAATCGAAGAATATCAACAAGGCATCAAACGACAGGCGCTCCGACTCCGCATGGGATGTCGTCAAGAGCCTCGCTAGTGAGGCCAAATTTATAACGTTCGAATCGGATGGGATTCTATTTTTTGCTTCACAAAAATGGATGCTTGGCCTATGGGGTTCAACTCGGACCAATTTTGATGCGGATTTGATTACACGTTACGGCGGACTTCTCCGAAATGGGTACAACGTCATTCCTGTTCGCTACCCCTCAAAAGAATCCGACATTATTAGGGTTCATCAAATGCCTCAGATGAGAAGATCCGATAACAATCCGCTGCTTGTTGAGGGTTCAATGGTGGTTGACTCTATTGCCGGGTCGATTCTCAGGCCGGGAATGACCATTCAACTCACCAACTACCCAACATTTGAGGGCCTGTACCTAATAAGTCAGGTTGACTACAATGTTCTTACCAACGATCCAGCGACAATCACTTTCCGCTCACCAGAACGCGAAGATAAAGACATCATAGACTACGTAGTCGGCGCAACGAGTCCTTCGACGGCCTACTCAAACTGAGAGGATGAGTACTGATGGCTGGACAATCATATTCTACTGTCGTTGGCGGTTCGTCGAATCCTGAACCGGGCGGACTACTCTATTTCGCCACAGTTCATTCGATTTCCAACGGAAAACTTCGAGTAAATGTGCCAATGCTTGGTTTCATTAGCAGTCCGTGCGATCACCTAAATTCCTATGGGAACGACAGGTATGCAGTCGGCGATCGGGTCGTTGTCGGTTTTCTTGAAGGCGGAAAACAGTATCTGGTGCTGTTCGGTCGCGTGAACCACACTCGGACCGCTTTCCCCACATACGGACAGTACTTGGCACTTGCCGGTCGAGTTTCTGCACTCGAATCTACCGTAGCAACACTACAAGCTGCCGTCACGGCACTCCAAGGACACACCCATTAATAAGAGCACATGCTAACGTCGTGTAAACTGGAGTTTGTAAGGAGATCAACATGGACGCAATCAAATTTCCGCTAAAATTCAGCAAGGCCGGTATCGACCGCTTAACAGACGGAACAACCGACTACTACAAGCAACTACTCGCTCTTTCCATAATCACCGAACCCCACTCACTCCCAATCACACCAGATTTTGGGATTTGGGACCCAACATTCAACACCGTGGAAAAAGGTCAATTTGTCCTGCACGCGGCAAGATTTGTGCCGGAGGTCGAGATCGGTGAGATCGACTCCAGCGTTGACGACAGCGGACAGAACATCGTATCTTTCTCATTCACGGTTAGGGGCTAATCGCCATGCCTGCAGATTTTTCTCAGTACGTCGATCTGATACCATACGATCTATCCCCGACCGACGTTTATCTGGGGGCGATCGAGTTGGGTCGTGTCGTCCTGCCTGAATTCGAGATCCGCCAAGGAACACCAGACGACGCGATGTTGCAAGCGTTCTCCTATATTACGGCACTCAACGTTGGAGCAATCAACCGGATACCACCAAGACTCATGGAGGGAATCGCCGCCCTGATGGGGGTGCCGCGGAACTATGGCCAAAAGGCTACGGTTTCGGCGACGATAACACTAAACGACTATGAGTCTTTCGTGTTGCCTATAGGGACTATTTTTATTCACTCGACTTCGACAGTCGTTGGGGTGATGACGACTCAATACGAAACGACAGAGGCGGTGAGCGTTGACCAGTCTGACGCGGAAGATGGCTCGGGAAACCCAAATCCTGTCCCAACCGTAGATGTTCAGTTGGCGGCTTCCTACGTTGGAATCAGCCCACACATTAATGCCGGAGACAATCTTCAGGTGGAAACGATCCTCCCTCAAATTGCGTCCACCATTTATTTAGGAGACTTTTTGAATGGAAGCAATCCGGAGGACGGTTCTTATTACCTGTCACGGGCAAGAACCTATCTTGAAAGCCTGTCGTCCAATACGGCAACCGCACGACAGGTGGAAGCGCACGTTCTGACAACTTTCAATTACGCTACGCGTTGCAAGGTGTACGATCTGACCGATAGTGATAGTTCGGTTTTGTTCACCGCAACCGACGCTCCGGGTAATGCAGCGATATTTGTTTGGGGTGTTGAGGCCGCCGTCACCTCAAGTCGTCTTTACGATATTCTCGTTTCCGTCACAACCAAATCAACCGCAGGCCTGTACTTTACGGCTTCCAACTTTACAACGGTGAATGTGGGAGTTCAGGCCAGTGTCGCCTACAACTCTTCTTACGTTGCTGCAGATGTTGAAGATGCCATTACTGTTGCGTTGCTAGGGTTCCTGTCCCCCAATGGGTTCACTAGCAAGGCCGAGAAGATCAAAGTGACTGAACTTCAATCAATCGTTTCCAGTGTTGATGGTGTCGATTTTGTCGACAGTTTGACAATTTCCGATGCCAGCAACCTTCCTAGCGGCATTATTCAGCTGAATGCAAATGGGGACATTGAATTCTTGAGGAAAGGCCTTCTCGCCACGAGTAATGAGTTAAACATTTCAATTTCATTGTTCAGTCAATCATGACAGTCGAAGACGCAAACCTCTTAAACGGGTATGATGCCCTTGAGGCGTTCCGACGTACCGACTTGAGTGTTCGACCGGTTTCTGAAGTGACTTCGAATCACACTTGGACCAGTAACAATGCGTCGATGGTTGTTTCAGAGGAGGAGTCGCAGCGGTACGTTGCTAACTATTTTTCACTTGCGGTTACCCCTAATAACACAAACACTGTAACCGTGTCGCTGCCGAGTATTGCACTTCCGGCTGATAGACCCAAAAATTTTGTTTCAGAGTTGCATATTTCGGTGTACAGCAATTCCAGCATGTCAGTTTCTGCTCGCATCGCCCCAAGCGGCGAAAGCCTCCCAAGTTGGGGAGCCACAACAACGCGTCCGACGGCATGGGAGGTTGTTCGGTCAAATACATTCAGCGTGCCGACAGATGCTGGTTACACGCACGCGAAGACTTCCATTACGTTCTCCGGACATGACGGGCAACCTTTTTACATAACAATGCCGGTTTTTAGCAATGACCTCTTTTTCCGCGAAAGCGGTTTTGTGAATGTGGCTCGCCGGTTCATGCCTTCATACTACTGGGACATCGACTCTCAGCAGGAAAATCCCAGCAACCCGATGTACCGTTTGTTCGATATTTTCACTCGCCACGCGAACGAAACATCTGTGACGTACGAAAAGTACTTCAGCTTTGAGCCAGACGAGCGTTTAGCCACCGACGTCGACGGCGAACTTACACTCAGCACTTTGGTGAACCCAAGTGTGATCGATCCGGCAAACCGGTCTTGGCTGTCCCAGTTCACGGGGGCGGCGTTGCGCTCCAACGCTGATGCAATCAACTTCGAATACGATGTGTTCACGAAAGAAACCAACGTTTCCGGCAATTCTGTAAACGCAGGTGCCCTCTGGTCTGTTGTTGACTTGCATGCCGATATGGGCGAACTTGCTACAAACGGAATTTCATCAGATGACACTCTAAGGGACATCGTTGACCAGTTCGTCACAAGTGGATCTGCTGTTACTTGGGACATGGTAAAGGGTTCTGCCGGATCTAACAAAACTGAACTAACAACTATTACGTATACGGCGGCTACGACGTCTCCTGCATTGGCATACACTTACGAGGGTCCGTTCAGTCTGCCCGTCACTGATCCGGTCTCGTTGCGTCAATCCGATCTTCATGGCATTATCACTGCGGCTGACGACCTTTCCAGTTCTTCGCTAACCCTGAAAAGTAGATTCTCTGACCCTGTGCTCAAAAGCAGGGTGGAAGGAAACTTTGTTTTTTCTGTAGCAAATCAATTAACCGGTGAAGACACTACGAGAATTTATGAATCATTATACGATTCTCCATCTTCGGAATTTGTCTACAGCGTGGATGCAAATTTCAGTGGCTACACAGTAGCTGGATCGACGGATGATAACTATTCAACCGACTGTGATGCTTTAGGTAAAGTGGTTGCCACCGGTCGTATTTCATATACGTCGGGAGGTTCGGACACCGGTATTTTAGAAATATTTGAAAAGCCTGACGCAGATTCTGTTTACGGTTCCCCCACAACTTTTTCGCATTCTGAAGATGCGGGCAACTCTTCTCTCGGGTTCAATCATCGCGTCAGAGTGTCCTACGACGGAACCGCCGTCGGGTCGATGCGTGGCGTCACCAATGATCTCATCCGAGTTTACGGCAAAGATCCTTCCACTGGGAACTGGGCTATTCGTGGGAGCAGCATTACTGTTGACGTATCCGATTTTTGGCTCAACTCGGATGGAACAAAATTGTTGGTCATCGGAACCAATAACACTGTCCGATTTTTTGAATTCGATATCACCGACGGATGGGCTGAAACACGCGCACAGATAACGCCAACGTGGACAGTCACTGGACCTAATTCTTCTTCCGCCAGATGCTCCATGAATAGTGACGGATCAATAATCGCTATTTCTCACCCGTATGCAACGTTCAATGGGTTTGACGACGACGGAAACGCACTGTCGTATGCATCCGCTGGCATTGTTGAAACTTATATGTGGTTGAATTCGGCGTGGATAGCAATAGAAACACCACAGATTGGCGTCGCATCAGATCTTTCTGGAATCGAAATTAGACTTGATAGTTACGGGAGAACGCTTGCCGTTGGAGTTCCAAACTACGACAGTGGAGTTGGATGCGTTTTCGTTCTCGAACTATTGAAATTTGAGCCAGTTGATTCGTTTACCACACATGTGTGGAACATTAAATCGTCCATATATGATGCAAATCTTTCCAACTTTGGTCACTCGTTCGACATGAGTGACAACGGTGAAGTTCTTTTTATTCGACATCACTTGGCGAGTACAACGAGGGCGACTGCTTATCGATACGACTCGTCCACATCGCTGTATAGCAGTTCGTTTCATATCGAAATCAGTGATGCATCCGCTAACGACTCTACCCTTCAGGTTGCATGCGCCAAGGCTGCATGTCTTTGGGACCATGAAGAAATGTCTGAAAGAGTTTTGGGATCTTCTGTTTTTGTATCGTCCGAGCAACCGGCTGACCCTTATGTCGTTGGTCAAAAAGCGGTAAGAGTTATTTTTCAAGATGCAAATGGTGCGGTCACATCTTCATCCACCAATGCGGGTTTCGACGCTGCACTCAATTCTCTTGTAGCAGGCGACAAGATATTTATTGGAAATTCTTTAACTGATGGGTTTGGATATTTTCTTGAATATGCCGGAACGTGGTCGTTTGGCGACCCTTGGGGTGGCGTCAACTACGGGTACGTAATTGACTACAAAGATAGGCCGACTATCGCGTATGGCCAATCTTCCTCTTACCCGCAGACGGATACTTTTTATGACGCCACCACCAGTGTTCTTTCTGGTGAACTCGATAGCGTTGTAGGAACATTTTTTGCTGCACAGTCAGCTTCTTCTTTGTCTCCCGTTTTTACGTCTTTGTCTGAGCAGGATGATTACATGAGTTGGCAGTTCTCTAACAGCTATTACGGTTTGAAGGCCGGTTCCAGAGAATCGATGACAGAGGCAGCAAAATTGGTTTTGTCCGCCTCTAAGGTTGTTGCCGTTTCACCAAATTACAGTGGTTTCAGAAATCGCATCCATATCAGGACGCTGACGAGTGAAACACCCAATATCGACTCAGTGACATACGCGTCGTCTGACGTATTGTCGGTTATTGCACCAACACGTCCTGTTGGGTATTACTTTACTCATGAAACAGTTGATAAACTGTTCTTTACACTCAACAATATCGGAATTGGGCGGCTAGGCATCTCCGTCCTCGGGAACTAAGAGGTATTTCTAATGGCTGGACTCGGATATTACGAATTTCAGGGGGAAGCCGTTCTTACGGCGTCTCAGGTAAACGGATACCTAATGCAGCAGTCAGTGATGGTTCAAACCACTGAGGCAGCTCTCAACAATGACTTGGGGGTAGTTAAGTCTGCAGGCATGATGGGCTACTTCATCGGCGGTAGCGACCTCGTTAGTAGACCTCACTTTTATGACGGGTCAGTCTGGAACAGAATCGCAACACAAGCAGAAGTTGAAGCTCAGGAAAACCGTACCGGTCAGGTGCTTTTGTACATGGAAGTTATCAATTAGCATCTTATTTGATATAATGGTCAATACTCACTCGTATTCCTTGGAGGGAAAATGCACACAACATTTCTGAAAGATGCAATCGAACGTGCAGGCAAGACGTTCGTTCAGGCTTACCTTGCCGTCTGGATGGCCACTGGAGCCAACTTTGACAGCCTGACGAGCGGTTCGAACCTGAAGGCTGGCGTCGTCGCTGTTGCCCTCTCCGTGGCCATGAGCATGGGGCTCAAGAACGTCGGGCCGAACAAGGGTTCCGCCTCAATCGTCTGAGTCTCATCATTACCCCGAGAAATTGGGGATTTTGATCTACAATAAGTAGTAGGTCTGAAGAGAGGAGGCGTCCATGATCGCAGGTACATACAACATCGTTTGCGAACAGGGAGCCACTCTCCTTCGGGTTATCCAAGTAAGGGTACCTGATCCCACTGACACTACTGGCACCACGTACATTGATTATGACCTAGCAGGGCACACTGCCCGCATGCAGGTTCGCCGAACTCGTGATTCTGCAACGTTTCAAGTTGAGTTGACCACGGAGAATGGCGGCATCGTCCTTGAACCCGCCAGCCAGCAGGGCATGGTTCACTTGATAATGAGTGACACCACCACTTCTGCGCTTACCACTGATGGCGTTTATGACTTAGAAATTATCTCTTCGATCGGAGTGGTAAATCGCTTAATTCAGGGAACATTTACCCTCAATCTTGAGGTCACACGATGAGTGCCGCCAACAACGTCTACGTTTATCAGGATTCCCCCAATCAGGTGGTCGTGGACGAGAGTGCCCCCACGGTCATCAATGTCATGCTGACCGGCTCGGCTGGCGTTAACACCCGCAGGACCGTTCACTCTCAGGCATCCCCGTCAATCACGTGGACAGCCACCCACGCTCTGGGCGGAAAACCGTCTGTAATGGTTGTTGATACTGCAGACACCGTAGTCGTAGGTGATGTAACATATATAAGTAGCACGGAAATAAGGATCCAGTTCACTGCTCCTTTTTCCGGATACGCATATCTCACGTAACAGGGGTCTTCGATGGCGCTAAAGTTTATAACAAATCTAGATCTAAATCAGAATCAACTTCTGAATAGCAGGTTTGAGAGCGTTGCCACCGACCCCACGGCCAACAATTTTGAAGGCCGACTTATCTACAACAGTACCGAAAAGGTACTGAAACTGTACACTGGGAACGCATGGCGGAAAGCCATTCATTCACTTGCGTCCACCACCACAGCCCTCGTAATCTCGGAGTCCAACGGTTCGGTCTCCTTCTTGATTGCCGACGCCGTACAATCTGGGGCATCCGGACTCCTAAATGGGACCGACAAGCAGGCGCTCGACAACAAGACATCGCAAAACACCGGCTCGACAATTGCCATCCGCGATGCTGGCGGCCGAATTCAGGTCTCCGCCCCAGTCAACGATCTGGATGCAGCCAACAAATCATACGTCGATGCCGCCCGTACGGGCCTTGACGTCAAAGCCTCCGTTCGCGCCGCCACCACCGGAGCACTGAGTATCACCACCGATCTTGAAAACGGTGACACTGTCGACGGAATCGTCCTCGCTACAGGAGATCGTGTCCTTGTCAAAGATCAGACAAGCGGTGCAGAAAACGGTATTTACGTCGTTCAGGCGTCCGGCGCAGCCGTTCGTGCAACAGATGCCGACAGTGATGCTGAAGTCACCCCCGGGATGTTCACCTTCATCGAAGAGGGCACCGCCAACGCCGACGAAGGCTGGGTACTCACCAACAACGGTTCGGTAACAGTCGGTACGACAGCACTCGACTTTGCCATCTTCTCCGTCGCTGGGGGAATCCTCGCTGGAGCAGGCCTCTCCAAGACCGGCGACACTTTTGATGCCAACGTAGCCAGCGATGGTGGCATCGAGATTGCCTCCGACAACCTGAAAATCAAGGTTGACGCAAACGTTGACGGACTGACCACCACCACCGACGGTCTCGCCCTCGCTTCGAACATCGCCGGTGCCGGTATCACGTTTACCAGTGGCGTCCTCTCCGCTGACACCATCGACCTGACCAGCAACGTCAGCGGCCTACTTCCGATTGCCAATGGCGGCACCAACGCCAGCACCGAAGCAGACGCCCGCAACACAATCGCCGCGACCTCGGCTACCGGGCTCACTACCAGCACCCCCACTCTGGCCCGCGTCTCGGCTCAGACTGTCGGCAACGCAACTGACACCTCGTTCTCTTTAGTCCACAACTTTGGGACTCGCGACGTCACGGTCCAAGTATATGACGCGACCACCCATGACACCGTGTTCGCCGACGTCGTGCGAACAAACACCAATCAGGTTGACGTTTCATTCTCGGCTGCTCCCGCCTCGGGCGCATACCGGGTTGTCGTCAGCGGTTAACACATAGCCCTGAGGGGTAGCGCAAGCGAAACAGTTGAGGCTGATTCACCATGACACGATTTGTAGGGACACCTGTAAAAGGTGTTGAGTTTGCGAATGCCGGAGATGAAGCGATCTCGGCACGTGTCAGTGGTGATTCAAACGCCAGAATTCGCATTGATGCGGGTGGGCGACTGACGTGGGGTGATGGGGCTACGGCCGGAGATGCCAATCTCTACCGCTCCGATGCTAATACCCTGAAAACCGACGACACGCTTTATGCCGTCAACGGAGTAATAACCCTGACGACTGTCGGAGCCCCCACGGCGAACCTGCCCGATGGGGCGATCGCGATCGACACGTCCGCCGACAGCCTCTACCTGCGAAGCCAGAGCGCGTGGGTCAAGGCCGGAGGCGTCGAACTTTCCACTACTGCCCCAACAGCGAATGTTTCTGATGGGGACATGTGGTTCGACACCGATGACGGCTTTCTCTATGTGAGGAACAGCGGGTCGTGGGTATCGGTTACAGCGACTTTAGCGCTGAACGGTATTTCTGATGTCACGATCACGTCTGCCACAACCGGCGACTTCCTCACGTGGAACGGTACTGCGTGGGTAAACGGTGCCGGTGACGTCGCATTCAATTCCGTGACGCTTGGCTCTGCCCCAACTCAAGCCAGTCATGCAGCAACGAAGTCATATGTAGACAATCTCGCTGCCGGAATCGATTGGCACGAGGCCGCTCGACTGGGAACGACCTCGGCACTGCCCAATGCGCCGACATATGGCAATGGGAGCAGTGGCGAAGGCGCAACACTGACAGCCGGAACCCAGAACCGACTTGTTGTCGATGGCGCAAACGCCAATACTGGCGACAGAATCCTTGTCAAGACTCAAGCCGTAGGTTACGAAGATGGCGTATATTCGGTAACCAATCAAGGTGCATCTGGTTCTGCTGCATGGGTCCTCACCCGTGCCGACGATTTTGATGGAACCCAGCCCGGAGGAATCCAGCCCGGTGAAGCGGTGTTTGTTCTTAATGGATCGGTAAACGCAAACCAAGGCTTCGTCGTTACCTCAACAAATGATCCTCATACGGTCGGAACTGATTCGATCACGTTCACTCAGTTTACTGGGGCGCAGGCATTCTCCGCTGGTGCTGGCTTGACAAAGACCGGCAACACCATTGACGTAGTCACAGCAGACTCTGGTCGGATTGTGGTTAGTGCCGACAGCGTCGATCTTGGGTCGGTATCGGTTGGCGCAACCTCTGGTTCGGCGACTCAGTCTTTTGTTTCCTCGGTAGCCACTGACGCGTATGGTCGAGTCACGGGTGTGGAAACGTCAAGCCTGATTCAGGGCCTCGGAACCGCCGACTCGCCGTCGTTCACCGCAGTCACCAGTGATGTAACTGGAACGGTTTCCGATATCTCGAATCACAACCTGAACGGCATTTCTGACGTCACGATCGCGTCGGCCGCAACTGGTGAATTCCTCAAGTGGAACGGAACTGCTTGGGTAAATGCCGCGATCACTGGGGTCACTGGGATCGCTGCGCTCAACGATATTGGTGACGTGACGATCGCTTCCGCAACTTCAGGCGAAATTCTGTTTTGGAACGGCACTGCGTGGGTGAACGACACGATCGCTTCGGTAAATCAGATTGACGACGTAACCATTACAAGCGCCATCTCTGGGAACATTCTCACGCACAATGGAACCAATTGGATCAATTCACCATTCACTATCCAAAATGCCGGAGGAGTATCGGTTTCTGGAGAAACCTCTGGCGACGTCCTTCTGTTCAACGGATCGAATTATGTGAATACCGCCCACACGTTGGCGAACATCACAAATGTCACTTTGACGACCGAGGCTAATGGAGAGTTCCTCAAGTACAACGGTAGCGCTTGGATCAATGCTTCCATTCCAGAAATCAACACTTTGAACGACGTGGGGAACGTCGCAATTACCTCCGCAACTTCAGGTGATGTTCTGAAATGGAGCGGCACCCAATGGATCAATTCCGATATTTTGGCTAGTCCGGGTCTAACCGGAGTTCCGACTGCCGCGACTGCATCTACGACTACAAGCACGACCCAAATTGCGACAACCGCTTTCGTCCAGCAGGAACTTGCCGCACTGGTTGAGTACAGCGCACGCCTCGACCGGCTTCTCATCGAGCGTGTCGCCCGAGGCTTGGAGCAGGTGTACGAAGGGTTCGAGGTAACCCAGGACGGTGTTGGCTCGTTCAATGTGGTTGTCGCTGCTGGAGGCTGTGTCATCCAGGGCGACGATTCTGTCGATCAGGGCATGTATATGGTGCAGTCCACGACGGCCGTAACGTTGCCTGTGCCGCCGTCTCCGGTGTCCGGTACTCGTACCGACACGGTAATCATCAGGGTCAACGATTCGCAGGCTGGTGGCCTTTCGACTCCAGCCGATCAGGCGGTCATCGAAGTGATCGAGGGGACGGTCCTGCCGGATACGTCGATCTCGTTGGCGACGATTGCCCGCACATTCGATGAGTCGGCGATCCTTGATTCGGCGATCACCGACACTCGCACAGTGATTCCGCAGTTGATTGGCGGCGATGGTGACGTTATTGCGTATCAGCCGTTGCTGTATCGGAACGATGAACGATCTACCGAGTTGACCTATACGGGTGACGATCTGACACAAGTGTTGGAGAAGGACGGGGCAACAACGGTGAAGCAAACCGATTTGACGTATACGGCTGGGAAGTTGACGAGCGTGGTCGAGTTGGCGGATTCGATCACGGTCACTACTGCGCTCACCTATACGGGTGATAATTTGACTTCTACGACTAGGACGGTGACCTGATGGATGCTGTTGCTTACGCTCTCGCTAGTGCAATTCCTGCTGGTGGTTATTCGAGTCCTCCGGTGTGGATCGCTAGAGCTTCCTTGCCTGCGGTACGCCGGTATAGTTCCCAGTCAACCTCTGACGGCAAAGTCTTGGTGGTGGCTGGGCAAGTTAATGGGTCGATGTCGAGTGATGTCCAGTCGTATGATCCTGTGACAGACGCATGGACCACAAAAACTTCTCTTCCTGTAACGGCCTACCTCCACAAACAGTCAACTTTGGCTGACAATACAGTGCTGCTAACAGGCGGAGTCCTCGG